GTTGAGCTGATTGTGTAAAAGTATCGCGTGTAGTTTCTGCAATTTTTTTGCCCTCTTTAGCTAGGTTTTCAAACCCTTCCAACCAACCGCCAATGACAGGTATATTTTTGCTAGTAAATAATAGTTTAAGCAAATTGCCACCAGCAGTGCCTTCAAATTTTTTACTTAAATTTGTAAATGCATCTGTAATTTTATTAACTTTGTCAGCTAAGCCAACTAAAATATAACCACCATTAAGTCCTAATTGTTCTAATTTACTACCAAAAAAATCAGCCGCATCACCACCACCAGCGATAATTTCAAAAGCTGTAATAAATCCTTCACCTAAAGCTGTTTGAGCTGCGCCTGCACTAATCTTTATTGCATCTAGTTGACCACCAAAAGTCTCTGTAGCTCTTGCAGCTGCGCCGCCAAATTTTAAAGTTAAGTAATCTGTTATCTCTGCTAAGCCTGCTTGTTTTGCAGTGGCAGCATCAAAACCCAAGCTTAGAGCGCCTAGTGCCTTAAAATTGCCTCTACTTGCTTTACCCAAAGCATCTGATACTGTATTTAAATCAATACCTGCACCAACACTTGTATCTACGGCTAAAGAAAAAAGATCTTGTGCTTTAGTTAAATCTTGTGTTTGTATAATCAAACCATTGATTGCAGGTGTCAATTGAGTCTTAGTAATATTTGATGCTTTTTCTAAACCGCTAATAAAAGAATTTACACTAGCTAATTGATCCAATTCATTTATTGATCTTAAAGATTGCTCAACTGACTTATCTAATTTTTCTTGTGCTAAGGCAGCTTGTATTGAGGATCTAGCCAATCTCTCCATAGCAATTGCGCCTGCAATACCAGCTGTAACAAGTGCGGCCTTGCCTGCAAACTTGCTTTTAGCAATAAAAGCATCAAAACCCTTAAGCTCTTTTGTAGCTTTCTCTAAACCCTTTTTATCAAACTTAGTTAAAAAGTTTATGACTACATTGCTACTCAAAGCCATGACTAACCTCTAAATTCTTTGCCTAGATATTTTTGTAACACCTCTGCAATATTAGCAAGAGCCTGCTCACCTTTAAGGGCTGTGGCCTTGTAAATTAACCTTTTTCCTTTGCCATCTGAGGCAATTGCGCCACCGCTTTGATTAACTTTGCGGATAAAAAAATCACTTGCTTCTCTATTACGACTAACACGCCTTGTCTTTGCTTTTGATCTAGCTGTGCCTGATCCTGCTAATTCATAAATGATACCTGGCACTGACTTATTCATAAGTGCTAAAGCGGTAACGCCAAAAGTAGTTCCTTTAATTCTTTGTACTTTAGATTTTGCATTACTTATTGATATGCCTGATCTTGCTTGCTCTTGAGACCATTGCCATCTAGACTCAGCTGTTTTGCCATAAGTCCTACCTCTGTGAACAGTGTCGGTAGCCCATCCCCAAGCTGCAGGATAATACGGTTTTGTATCGCGCCATCCTGGGAATACCTCAGCTGGTACAAAACTTTTTGCTAGTTGCTCTACAGGCTTTATTTGTTTGCGTAACTCACGCCTAAAAATTCTGTGAGCCGCTGGGTCTATCTCTTTTAATTTTGCTAAAAGCGCATCTAAATTTTCAACATAGATTGACTTAAGCCGTCTATCTGCATTGATCATTATCTACGCCTAACTGTTTTAGTTTGTTTTGCCCTTTCCTGCAAAATTGCTTTTATGGCCATATAAACTGCAGGGTCAACCTCTAATAAATCCTTGGGCGATATTCCTGTAGCCACCGACACAGATGCCAACTCCCATATCTGTCCATGTCGGTCTAACCATTTTTTGAGTCATAGAGTAAATCCACATCAACATATTGGTTAATGTAATCATCCCCATAAAGCAATTCTGTTTTGCCTAGATCTTTTTCAAGTCGCCAAGCAAACCACCACAAATCTGACTCCATTTGTAACTCACCTAGCCGCTTACGCCATCCTGTTTTAAACTCCGCTTCAAAAGCGACTTTTGCAGATGGCGTAAGATCGTAAGTAACTTTCTTGCCGTCTTTCTTTGTTATTTCAATCTTGTGCATGTCCCACCTTTTCTTATTATGCGCTGGTTGACTTAGTTATAGCTGTTACAGGAATTGTGATACTAGCAGTCATAGCTGCATCTGTAGCACCTGAGATAGGTGTCCACTGAGTCACAAGACATGACATGCTGTAACTTGGATTAGTAGCTGAAACTGTACCTGATACTGGTATCAATTTAACTGCTAATTTAGTTCCAATTGCATCCTCAAACAAACTGTTAACTGATGCAGCTGCAAAATCGTTGAAAACTTCCATAGAAACTGAGCTTACCTCAACGCCCCCCACCATATTTTGTACGGTATCGTTCATGGCGGTGATAGTTACTGCCTCTACTTCTCTATTCAAACTTACAGTGCTTACATGATCGCTGATAGTTGTAGTTCCTACGACTACAGCGACTTTATTACCCATAAATATGGCCATTGTTTTCCTTTCGCTAACCTATCAATTCCACTGAATACTGATAACTTAGGTAGTCAATATTAGCGGATGTTATCGTGCCTGGTGATGCAGACACAACTCTCAAAGTTTGCACTGCACCGCTTAGTGTTTTATCAGCCTCAACTGCGGCTTTAATTGAGGTTGAACCAGATGAGGCAAGTAGCCCATCTAATCTTTCTTGTCCACTTCTCTCACTCATCCTACCTACCATTACAATTATGTTGCAGGTGGCAAAGTCAAAACCTCTGTTTAAGGTGTAATCATAATTAAGTGATAATTGACCTACTACTGCAAAAGCATTATTGGTAGGTATATTTGCAGAGTCAGGTACATAATCCATAACACGCAAACCTGTAATACTTTGTAAAGCGGTCTTAAGATTATCTCTGACTGTACTTGGGTTCATGCAATTGCAATCTTTTGATACGCTCTAACCATATTAGTTACATCTCTACCAACTGGTGACATGCGTATCACACCTAGATCTCCAAGACCTAAAACTCCACCTGGGGCATCTTTACGCTTGTATAGATCAGCTGTAAGGATAAGACAAGCTACAGTTATATCATCTGGCACTGATGGCCAACCCCATTTAGCTGTGACCTCAACACCAGGGCGCAAACCATTTTGTGTAATGCCTGGGAATATTGGCCAGCTTTCAGTATTAGAAACCATTGTCAATTGTGTAAAGGGTCTGCCTAAAGCTGAGGCAGTCAGTGGATCTAAAATATAATGAGTATCTAAAGTTAATGTTTTACTGTAAGTGCCATTGCCACCCTCATCAATTTTTACAATTAAACCTGATGTAGAGCTGATGTCATCTGTGTAAATAAAGACATCTGAGTATGCTCTGTATTTTCTAGCTGAGGCATTAGCATCTGCATAAAATCTGCGATTGGCAATGCGATCTATAGATCTTGATGATGACTCTACTAAATCCTCTAATAGGTCATTATCTGTACTGTCTGAAATAGACAAGTAATTTTTAATTTGTGTAAGTGTTGCATAACCATTTGTTATAGCCATGATTGGTATCCAAAATCTGTTTTGCTCTGGGACATTAAGCTCTCCATATCTTAAATACCAATCATAGTTAGGATCTAAGCCCTCTGGAAGGGTAGAGGGCTTAGAAGCTTATTTACTCTAGAAGCTAGGTGAGGCCAAGCCAGTGCCATTTATTTGTGCAATAGCTTTTCCATAGCGATCTGCGGTGAAGGCTGACATACCAAACAAAACAATATTGATTGCAACCTTTCCGTTAGGCTCTTCAAATGTCACATAAGTAGGGGCTGCTGCCTCTTCCCATAGATGACACTCATTTAGATCTACAACAAAGATTGTATCTTGGTTTGTAGATGCGCCAACATTTGTTGCAATATTAGCATCAGTAATAATTGGCAAACCTAACATTGAATAACCTGAGTTACCATAAGTAGGTGTGCCGTTACCTGTGCCGATTGCATTAACTGGATTGTAAGCAGTAGGTACAACCAATGGGCGATTTTGACTGTCAAGTGCTGCTAACAAGAAACCAAGTCTCCTTGGATGCATCAAAATTGCATTAGGATTTGTATAGATGTTACTTTGAATTGACTGTATCGCGTCTGCGACCTTCGGATACAACCCCGCAACCGTTCCAGTTGTAGCTGTGTAGGTTATAAGTATTCCTGTTGTCATATTCAAAAGTCCTAATGGCTGACCATTAGATCCTGATCCATTTAGTAATGAGTTATCTAATTTTGTGTGATAATCACGAATTAAATCACCTAAAACAATTCCCTCAATGTTGTAACCGCGCAGTAATGCTTGCTTAGATACTGATTGTTGTCCTGCAATTGTGTTTACATTTACAGTAAGGGTTGTATCTGCCATATCTTGTGATACTGCAGCTGTATTTTGAGATGTTTGATACGCTGTTGTAGTGCCAGTATTTATTTTTGATATTACGACCGACATGCCTTGAGCAGGCAGATTGTGTTTGCGTGCTGCATCTGCAAAGGGTCTTCCCTGGCGTGCTAACGGGGCGTAAAGATCGACTAAATACTGGGGAACAACTAGGCCTGCAAATGATGATGTGCTAACTGCACGCTTCTCAATTGCCATTTCTCTTTGATGGCGTTGAATACGCTCTTGCGCATCACCATCAGTTTTAAATTGTGCCTTAAGCGCATCAGTTAAGAAATCGTTATCTGATCTCTCTGAATAGGTTAGTTCCTCTTTTGTAACACTAAAGCCACCAGCGCGAACTTCTTTTTTGTTATCTACATTTACAT